AACAATCCCTCAAGAACCCATTTATGAGTCTCACTTCCGTCTAATGTGCCAGTAAATCCAAATCGATACTTCGCACCGTCAAGTTTTGTCATTATAGATATTAATGACTTTGATTTAAACTGGTGCGCCTCATCCCCAATTACCACAGAGAATCTCTCAAAATACTTTCTGGGGAGTTTGTAGATTGATTGCCAAGTTGTAATAATCACCTGAGAGTCAGTCTCTCTTTCTTTACCAGCATATACCTTATGGCAAAATGAACTTACATTCCAACCATAGTCTTCGAAATCTTTATACATCTGTTCTACTAACGATGTCGTCGGAACGACTATCAAAATATTTTTCTTATTGCCAACATAATATCGAACAATCGAGTATATCATCAACGATTTACCCGAAGCAGTTGGAGATATCAATAATTTTCTATTATGTCTTAGAGCGTCGTATACTCCCTCTATTTGATAGTCTCTAGGTTTAAATTTAGATATCGCATTCATATAATCTTTGACACCCTCAAGTGATATCATATCATTTACTTCAAAGGGTAGTCCGAAGTATTCACTGTCTATGAATTCATATGTGTATGTGTGATCTTTACAAAATTGTATAATGCGATCAAGTAATCCTACATATATCTCTCCCTTCTGTGTATTAAAAAGTCTTATCTTACCGTCCCAATATTTCTTCTTATATGCTGGTGAAAACTTTGCATTTGGAATATCAAAGGTGAATTGATCGGACAACTCATAGTAAATATGAGGTTCCGCATGTATCTTCAGATACACTTCATTCTTCTTTGATATAATCAAATGTGACATTAAATATGGTCATTTGATTATATTTAGTTAGGTAAATCCAGACTGAAAACGGTGCCACTCGATGGCATTTTTAATTTGATATGTGCGATTTGATACGATTCTAATTATCTCTTCCAGAAACTTAAGTGTTGTATCATAGTACCTTATCTTTAAATCTATCTTTGTCATCCTTTCATCGGCATCTAGGTGCCTCTGTATTGCGTCTTTCTCTCTTACCTTATACGGAAATGGTTCTTCTTCATAAATCTTTGGATCTGCCTTTCCTGTGTAGTAATTATATCTTTCCAATTTAACCTTTGCTTTTTGATCTCTTGCCTTCTCGCGCATCAAAGTAATAGTATTATAAATTGTATAATACTTTGAGTGTAACTGTGGTATTTTTAGTGACTCATCATGTAGGTTGTCAGGATCAATGACAGCATCACGCTCCCACATCTCCTGAATCTCATCAAGATTCATAAACGAGTTCTTCCGTCTGGTTTAACTATATTATACACTGTATACTTAAAAATTGCATCTGCTGTGAAGTAATTAACATCCGTATCTGTTGCCTCAAATTCAAGAGAGGATAAACTAATTGGAAATAAATCAGAAAATTTAACGATTGCAGTTGTATTGAAATTACTATTCAGTATATGAAGATTACCATCACTAAAAATTAGTTCTCGATCTCTCTCATCATCCTCATTTGTTGTTGCGTCTTTAAATTGTTCTGTCGTTTCTGGATATCCTAATCCTGTCAACCAATTATGTATTGCCATATAATTTTCTAAATTTTCATCAACCAAAAATCGAAGAGAAAATTCACCATACTGTAATTTATCACCAGGTACATCAATATCTTTTAGATAACTTGGTTGTAATGCTGTACCAAGTGATATCTCAGGAATACGACTTGAATTAGAAAAAAAAGTTACCTTTGGTGTTTTTGATAATGTAAATTTAAATCCAATCGGAGATAAGAAATTACGATTTTCAATTTGATTTTCGTATATTCTTGCCATTATTCCTCTACCACTGTACTATTTTTCCACCAGTTAGGTTGATATGTATAAGTTACATTACCTAAATTTTTTGTTACTGTTGTGGCTTTTACTGCATCAGCATCTGCTTTATTTGTATAAATCTTTCTATTTTCATAGAGGTTTGTCCAACGATTATCTCCTGCATAGTATTCACCACCATTTGTAGGAACCGAAGAACCTAATGCACTTGTTTTTTTAATATGATATGGCATAATAATTAATCTGTATCTATATTTCTCTGATTTCTTGGTATATATCTGCTGCTTGGCATATTCGCACCACCTTTGTCTATAACATTAGAACCACCACTTGACCTTGATGTACTTTTATTTTTTGATGTAGCAAATTTCTTTTTAGCTATAGATGCTCTATCTGATGCTACTGATTCTTCATCATCAGATGAATCAGCATCTTCCATAAACTCTTTAAAATTTTTCATATCGGTTTTTAGTTATTTAGAAGAGTTTTTCTTATTCTTTAAACGTCTCTTAATCATTTTAGCATACTTTACATCAAGTTTTGAATACAATGACGGATGCTTCTTAGCCCTTTTTAATAATTTTTTTACTGCTTCTTTATCATTCATATAAGTATTTATACACAAAAAAAGGGGGAGTGATCCCCCTTTTAATTATTCATAACGAAGCATTTCGTATTCAATCGTGCAACCCCAATACTTTCCAAGTTCAGAATACTCTTTTCTAATTCTATCTTTAATGTCAGTATTTTCCCAAAGATCTTGTTGAGCACGAGATTTACAGAATAATAGTACAAGACACTTTTTCTTTTCTTCATTTTTCATTAACTTAAATGCTTGTTCAACTCCAGTATCTGTCCAAGATCTTAAATTTCTTGGGGGTACTATTGTATATTCTTTATACTTGTGTAAGTTTTCAAGTGAAAGTTTTTGTGCTTCCAATTCACCTGGAGTGTAAGAAATGAAAGTGCTTCTGCGACCACCAATATCTTCACGATTACCAATCCATTGTCCAACAGTCCCTCTAGAAACTTGTGGATACCTATTACAAAGTGCCACTAAATCTGCTTCTGGTGGTCTTGGATGTAATCCTGCCTCTGCACGTTCATCCATGATTTGATAGAGTTCCTTTTTAACATCGTTTTCGTGAACATCTACTTTTTCAACTTCTTGTACGTTAAGAAGATTACCAAGAGTAAGAGCATTTGATTTCTTTCCTCCTAGATCTTTATCGAAGTCAACGATATATGCATCTATATCTTTTTTTCCTACTCGATATCCAATTTCAGCAGTATGATTACCATTAAGAATCTTAATGACACCATCTGGGTATCTGATGCAAGCAAGTGGTTCAAGACCAGACTTATCTCCAGTTTTTTCTATTTTGTTCACAGCACGATTGATGCGATCAGTGTCTCTGTCCTTATCACGAACTTGCGTCCTAAGTTTTCTAATAGGAATAGGTTCACCATCAGCAGTTTCATTGAAAAACGGTGCGAGTGATAGAGTTGATTTTGGATGCTCTCCAGACTTAAATTTATCTGCAAGTATTTCCATGTCTTGTGCAGTGACTTCTTTTTGGTTGTTCATTTTGTAGTTCTTTGGATAAGGATGATAGTTCGGATTTTTTTTAAAACCAGGAAAATTTTGACCGACCCAATCGTCGATTTGATCTTCTTCCCATTTTTTAACATTTAATTGTTGTCCTGCTGCTGCAAGATTTAATATTGCAAAAGCAATATCTCTATTGTCTGACCAATTTATTGGTTCTGGAATACCACGTTCTTCATATATTGATGGATCTGAATAACTTGTTACGTCACGTAACCATGCTTCTTGATCCATCTCCATGAAAAAATCTGTATCACCTTCATCTAAACCTTCAGTTTTTCTTCTATACTGTATTTCAACATAAGATTGTTCAAGGCATTCAATTATGTCCTTAAATTTTCTTGATTTTAAAACTGGGAGTTCTGGTTCTCCAGTGTCTGTATTAAAAATTTTGTTAAGTCTTTCAACTGAATCCATGATTAAAAAATTTATATGCATTCATCATAGCATGTAAAAAAAATATTTGCAATACATTTTTTGTTAAGAAAATATTAAGATTGACATAAAAAAAGAGACCCTTGTGAGGTCTCTTTGAAAAATATGTAATTGAATATTACATAAGGTTTGCAACAGTAACTCTCTGATAGTATCTGTTGGTGTTAGCTTTAAGTCTACCCAAAGCATCATCGGTAGTACCTTCTGCAAATGGGTTTGCAACGATACCGTAACGAGTCTTAAAGCCGATTTTTGGCTGGAAGCTGTTTTCTCCGACAGCACGTACCATCTGTAGTGGTACATATGGGCAGTAGAATAATCCTGCGTCATATGGTGATGTACCTTTGTATCCTACAACATAGTACTGATTACCAGGAGCTGCTGGTGAGTTAGCAGAGAATGGGTCGATGTATACTCTGTACTTACCTTGAAGAACACCAGCAAATGTGTTGCCTGTGTCATCAACGTTAAGATTAGCATTAAGTGCTGGAGTGTAATCCAATACACCTGCCATTGTAAGTGCAGAAGCAACGTCAGCAGAACAAAGGATCATGTTACCCTTTCCTCTACGAGTTCTCTGTGCGATTCGGTTTGCGTCTCTTTCGATCTGGAAGATAAGTCCCTTGAACTTCTCAACTGACCACCTACCATTTGAGTCGGTATCAAGATCGAATGTACCCGCTGAAGCAACGTTAGTAGCAGCACCTGCTTCTGCAGTTTTGTAGATAGTTCTAATAACTTCTCTGTTGATCTCAGCAAGAATCTCTGTTGAGAGAATGTTTGCTAATTCTGCTTCTGCGTTTAGACCGTGAATTGCCTTAAGGTCTTGAGCAAGTTCTAAACTGTACTCTGCCTTTAGTGCTCTGGATTTCGCAGTAACGGTGACCTTCTCGATTGAGAATGCCATTTCGTTGAAGGCTGGAGATCCACTTGTTCCGAGTGCTTCAGACTTCTCGGTATCCATACCCTGACCAACGTTATAAGCAAGTTGGTTAGCAGGAGATCCTGATGTTGGGTTGAGTAATCCAGGGTTTCCAACTGATACTCCACCTGATAATGCTGGTTTTTGTGCGGTTGTACCGAAACCAACAGGTCCACCGTCAGAACCAGCAACATATCCTGAACCGATATCTGTGCCAGTTGCACCTCTACCAGAGAATGCTGTGTCTGCTTCGTTAAATAGTGCCTCTGTTCCGTCCATCTTAGTGAACTTAGATCTCATTGCAAAGATCAATCCAGTAGGACCAGTCATTGGTTGAACACCTGCTAGGTCATATGCGACCAAGTTAGGCATTGAACGACGGATTAAACTGATGAGAACAGGGTCGAAACCTGCTACTGGTGCGTTTGCGTCAGCAGAGAAACCTGCGTTTCCTGTACCTGCCAAAACACCTGAACCTGTGCTGTTTGTTGGAACAGCTTCGGAAAGAAACTCTCTCTCTTCTCTAATTGCTGTCTCTTGGTTCTCCAAAAGTTGTGCGGTAACCATTCTCTT